GCATGAACCAGATATCAAAGCTATGCTCCTGCCAGTAACGGTTACCAACAGACAGTTCCTGTGACTGATCCAGCTGCTTCAGATAAAAGCACGGAAACACGACATGATTCTTCTTTACGTCTACATACACAGGATATTTAGTCAGCTTATGCAGTTTTGATGAGATGCCTTTGATTACCTCATTAATTATTGTCATGTGCTGTACCTCAATAACACCCGGGTTATATTTCGGCGCAAAATATTTTTAGACTGCCGTTCCGTTTCCTTCTCCGCTTTTTCCGCCATGTTAAATCCGTCTACCCAATTCTTTACCAGCCGTTTACCAAGAATAGGAACATATCTTCCCGGCTGCTGCCGATGCCCATCATTAACATACGACGCATAGGACGCGGTATTGAATACTTTAACTTTATATTCTCTGCCGTTCTGCTCAACAGCTCCGGCATTCCACGAACGCTTCATATGTTCGGAATTAGTTGTGATCGTCACGCCGTTTCTTTCAACGGTTTGAACGCCTCTTGTCGGGGTAGCCCTTTTCGCTTCAGCAAGATACACGGCGGCAATCTCTTTCATACTTTGCCGCTTGGCTTCTTCCATTGCGGAACTATTCAATTCAGCAATTCGTTTCTGCAGGTCCTCAAAATCTCTGAAATCTACAATTACATCAGCCATTGTGCACCTCCCGGTGTTCCAGACTGATTTCCTGATGGTTATCATAGACAGCAGATACACCTGCAGATTTAAAATGCAGAGGCCGTCCTTGCCGTACCACGTCAACATCAGCGCCGGCAGGTATCTCGATTTCGGGAGACAAGAACAGCGTAACGGATTGCGTCATAACAGGAATGCCATCACCGCCGGTCGCGGGCAAATTCTTGTAAGAAATACGGCAAGGGTACTCCGCAGAGGTCACCCTTACCGTTTTTACAATTCCCGTGTCCGGATCCACAATATCTTTTTCCGTAATAATCCTGCAGGTATCCGCATACAGACTCTCAATCGCTTTCCGTGATTTTACCAGCGCAACTTTCGGAAGCATCCTAAATCACGCTCCTTTGTCCATAATGCAATCAGCGCATCCATTCTCTGTTCTGCCGAAGTTCCACCAAGCTCGACCGTCGTATCGCCCTCTTTTATGGATTTTACGACGTCAAGCTCATCAGCACTTAAAATGGCTGCCTTGTTCATCTGCACGAACCTGCCGGCTGCCATTTCATCTACAGCATGCTGCAATTCATCAGGGATTTCTTTCAAGTTGCAGCTGTTCAAAACGTGCTGTACCTCCCCTTGATAAATGTATTCCAGCAATGCCATATCAGAATCTTTGACATCATACCCAGTCACGCCTTTAATGAGGATTTTTACATCGGCAATCATAAGAATTACTCCTTGATCAGAGAAAGGATGTCGGCTTTTGTATCCGCACCGGAAATATCAATCCCGTTAGCTTCCGCATAATCAACAAGCTGCTGCTTGGTCATCTTGTCCAGTGCAGCAGCACCATTATCAGCACCATTATCAGCGCCATAGTCCCCATCAAGAACGAATCCCTCTTTGATTAGTTTCTCTTTCTGGAAATCACTTTCTACGTACTGTACCTCGTTCAGTCTGGTCAATCTTTCCATAATTTACCTCCTTATGCTCCGGTATTAACCCATACGCCGGCCAGCTTGTTTGTAGGGATCCAGAGATCATGGAATTTGCGGTAATCCAGCTTCCACGCATCGGCCTTCTGATTCACGTTCGGGTCAAAAATGCGGATCTTGTCCGTCTTTGAAACCGCAATCGGTGCACGGCGGGCAATGATAATCCAGTTGATTCCTTTTGCAGCAGTATCCGGCTTAAATCCGCCTTTTTCCTGCCCAGCCGTTTTGCCGTCGTTGAATACATACGCCGTCTTCATGCGGGCGGAAGGAACGGACAAAATCGGAATCTCATTGTAGGTTTTTACCTTAGTGGTAATTTCACCGGCTTTAAAGTCCGCCGTATCCAAGTACTTAGTAATGTCTTTTGCATTGTTCAGGATAGTGCGGATCGGAGTAGCCATGATAATGACAAGAGGTTCCCCTTCTCCAATAATGTCCTGCACTTTTGCGATTTCATCATCCAGCTTTTCCAGAACGTTCGTTTTATCCGGCGTGAAAGTTGCCGTTTCATGAGATACGCCCTTTGCCAAAGCCGCGATCTTAGAGTAGCGGAACGCATCCACTTCCGGGATAACCTGTGTACGCTGGAACTCACCCATAACATTTCCGGCGGATGCCACAAAGTTGGATTCGTCTACGTCCATAGAGTCAAGCTGGAACGTACGGCCACGATCCTGTGTCAATTTGTAGTCTGCGTATTTCAGAGTTACAGCACCCTGATTGAACCCGTTGTCACGGTCGTACTTAGCAAGCCCGCCAATGGAGATTTCCGGCATTTTCACCGTATCCCCGCCGTTGTATTTTACATTCTGTGCATTAGCTTCCATCCATCCGGAAGTCGCACCTACCAGCATTTGCTTATCTAAGCTCTGCTGGAAATTCTTTGCATATTCAAGTGTATTAATTGCCATTGTCTAATTCTCCTTTTTATCAAATACCTAATGCCTGTTCAAATTGCTGCTGCACAGTCAGTTTTGCCGCATCGCCACCGTCAGAACCCGATCCGGGATGGATGCCATCTACTTCTTTTTTCTGTTTATCCACGACATCAAACAGATACGTATCTGATTTCTGCAGCTCTTTAATTTTGTCGGAAAGTCCAACGACTTCCCCTTTTTCGTCCAGCTTTGCGTCTTTCAAGTCCAGCAGAGCGCGGGCAGCCTTAATATTCTTTGCCTTTGCCGCAGTCAGAGAACGTTCTACCGCCGCATCCAGTTTCATCTGCGCAAGCTGCGTAGCATGTTCTGTTTCCATAGTCTTGGCAGCCGCCTGCATAGCCTCAATCTGTTTCTTGAGCTCCGCATTACTGTCATTGTTCTTTTTTAAACCCTCAATCTGTTTTGATAATTCCCCTTTCTCTTTTTCGGCATTCTTCAGGGCTTCGTTCTTTTCGTTGAACTGTGACTTGGCCACATAATTTTTACCGTAATCCTCCGAAATTTTCGTAACCTGTTCATCAGTCAACCCCAACGCCTTTAACTCTTCTTTTGTCATAATGATCTCCTTTCGACTTTTTATCGTGGTTTATCCCCCACACCGGAAATACCTGTTCTTTTTCGCCTGCAGTACGGAAAAGGCAATATAAAAGCACCCGTTAAGAGTGCTTTTATTAAAAACTATTTTGTGCTTGCTCTGGCTTCTGCCAATAGCTGATCTTGAAAATCAAACAACCCCTGTCTCGTCACCTGCATACCTTTATCCAACATATAGTGGGCATTCTGAATACGGGCGTCTACATTCCATCCCACAACGGAATTAATGTCCGTATCATAGAGATTCTCACCCGGATAATCGGACGGCCTGAGTAAGTCTATTTCCATCAGCCTGTCCACGATATACTTGGCCGCCAAATTCCTTTCTTCCTTATTTGTCATATACTGCAATGTGTTTCTCAAAATATACAGCTGACGAATAGCCAGTTCTGGAACTACTTTCCGCTTTTCTCTGATAAGCTCTGCCGCTGAACAGAAATACTGTTTTACCCTTTCAATAATTTCCGCCGTATACCGTCCTGTCTTTTTAAGCAAGGACACCACGGATGCCTGGGTCAAGATAATCAGGCGGCTGTTGCAGGTATGTAGATTATTTTCATACCGATACTGGCGGAGTGTCTCCTTAGTCAGCATAATATAGGGTATGTAATACCGCTTGAGCGACCATAGAGCCGCGGCATGGTCAAATCCTGCCACAAATTCCAAATCCGCCAGTGTCATACACGGAACACCGTTGAAATACTTGCACCGGAGAATCTGCGGCGGCAACCATCTCTGTTTGAGCTTTGGGTGCTTTAGGGCTTCTTCCATCCGGTTAAAGGCTTCAATGTACTTCAATTTCCATTGCAGGGCTTTACGCCCTGTAAATCCCATTACCAGAAGAGAAAACCCATCACGATTTATTAGATAGGCGGGATATTTTTTAAAATTCCCCTTTACCTGATAGGTTATTTTCTTAAAAAATACGAGAGCGGATTTTTCCGCTTTCGTGATATTATCAATAGTTTCAAGTACATCTTTATGATATTTCCCAAAATTTTGAGCCACGTTTCGACTATCTACGACTACTTGATTACCTTGTACTTCTACTAATCGTTCCATGTTGATATTCCTTTCGTTTGAATGAAATACCAGTCCATGATAAAATATTTCAAGGACAGATATTTCTGTTCTTCGGGTAAGGCACAGCATACTTTCGACGGTGGGCTGTGTCTTATTCTTTTTCTAAGAAAATGGTAATTGCCCGTCTGGCAACCTCAGCCTTAGTTTGATTATTATTTTCGGCATATTTAACTAATTTTTCATGCAGCTCTTTATCAACCCGCACTTTCAAGTCGATAATTTTCGGTTTACCAAAGACAGGACGCCCCATTTTTTTTGCACTCAATATTCATCACCTCACTTTTGAGTACCTAAAGTGAGTATATATTTTTGGAACTCAAAAGTCAAGAGGGAAAATAAAAAATATTTCAATATAAAACCGCCTACCTTTGTAAGCGGTCAAATATCTACGTTGTTAGAGAGCACCCGTTAAGAGTGCTTTTGAAAACTGAATTAATTATATGTTTCTTATTCGCTTTAGTTGTTCAGCAGAACACCGGATTTCAAAAGTACATTCCCCCGCCTCTGTCAGGTCTAAGTCCGAAGCAAGCAGACAATGGTCAAAGACCATTCGTTCGTAAACTCCGTCTTGCCGCAGCACCTTGCCCTGAAAGCCGAATCCATGTACCGATTCAAGATTTACGTTGAATCCCGGCTTATGCTCAAAGGTAATCAGCAATGCCGCGCTCCGGTTCGTTATCACCCGCCCTTTTCCCAGCACGGGGAGTTCTGCGGAATCTTCAATAATTTCTATACTGGCACCACAATCAGCCAATAGATATCGGTTCTCTCCGGCTAAAGCGTACAGTTTCCCTTCTTCTACCGGTATCGTTTTGATAACTTGTTTCATAGTATCTCACCAATCCGGATGCGTAGTGATTTTAGTAATGATATCTTCGGCAATATTTCTGCCATCTTCATTTAACCCCTGTATATTATCAGCAATAGCATCCACTAAATCCGCAGCTCTCTCATCTTCCATCTCATCAGAAAAACTGAAATGCATTTTCTTTAAGAACATTTTTTCTTTTTCAGTAAACTCATACCGTAGAATCATTTTATTTCCCTTTCTTATATTTTTTCAGTCGAGATTTACCTGTCGGCCACGATGTAATAATAACCCCCGTGTCAGGATTTATATTCACAGTTGTAGCTTCACCGATAAATCTCTGCGAGTTTCCATTTTCTTTTACCACGACCTCTCCAATATGCAGTGGATTTATCAATGCATCTCTAATACCATTTAAATCAAGATTGCGGACATCTGCCCTTTCCTGTTGGTGTTTAGACAGCTTGGCAATAGTAATTCCGTTACTGGTTTTTAACCCAGTCAATGCCCCGATATCGGTATTCTTTACGTATTTATTATACCATTCCTCATAATGCAAATCACCTTCAACAAATACCGTCTTCCCTGTTGATAGGTCACGTGCCGCCCTCGTGACCTCCTGACTATCAGTAATTCCTTCAATGTATGGGATCGTAGTCGAACGGCAGTAGCAATGAAACGGCGGCATAGTAATTCCCGGCTTGGCGTCTTTTCTGTCAAATACTTTTTTATCCAAATGACGACAAATGTCCGATGTTTTCAAATCCAGCACAGCCAGTATCTGATATTGTTCAACATCCAACGCGTCGTAGGTATCCAGCATCGCTTTTTCCTGCACATAGGCTGTTTCCGTTTCTACCAAACGACGGGCGTTGCTGAATGATACATTAAATCGTTTTTGTATCCGATTAATTAACGGTGCCATGCCTTCACCAATCATAAAAGACCGTGCCATTTCTGTCTGCAGGGTATTCATAAGCTGCGTTTTATTCTCCCATATCCGCTGTGAAAAGTCCTTACCGTCGCTTGCCCATGGCTTGGATACTGCAGTTTCTATATCCTGCTTTGCCACTTCCTTAAATGTGGAAAACTTGCCTTTCAATTTTTGCGCTTCATACGCCGTTTTGTAAACGCTGTCTTCATATACTTCAGAAAGCAAACTACTCATGCTTAGATTTTGCGATTTTGCCAGTTCTTCAACATACCGCGATGTCTTAATATATAATTCCTGGCTCCTGTCCAACCGTGCGCGAATAGAAGCCTTATCCAACATTTTGATATATTTTTGCGGAAGGTCTTTCTTCTTGGCCAGTTTGATATATTCTTTTAATGTCAGTCGGAATGCTTTCAGCTCCCGTGCATCAAGCTCTTTTCTCGCATCAGCCAGAGATATTTCATTTTCTTCCGCATACCGATAATACCAGTCCAGCACTTCCTTGCGTAATGCGGTCAACGCTTTCGTGTATTCCCTGCGCATAGCAGCCGTGACGGTTTCTGCTTTCCCCATCTATTGCCGTTTCAGCCTTTCAAAACGCTTTTCCCAGTAGTTCATTCTTCAGCACCGTTAGGCACGGAACCATCTGCCGC